TAAATAGTAAAAGAATTAAAATTATGCAGCATGCATACACTGTAACGCATGCCAGGATATAAGTGGGTAAGGGTCAAAAGAATTAATTGGCTTCCCTAACGGAGTTCTAAAAAAGAAATCCCTCACCAGTTCCAATGAAGGAACCTTAGAGATCATCTCATCAGAAATATTCTCCCTCGAGACATTTTTGGCCAATCTTTCTATAACGTACTCATAAAGAGGTTTTTCAAGATTTTCTTGAATCATTCTAACAGCATCCTCATATAATCCTTTCGCGCCACCTCCGTGAAGGTTTCGCAATTGTGCTATATGTTGATTTATTTTATCCCACCAATATCTGTTAGTTCCATGAGTGTCCCACAAATGACCTATGGCACGTACATACTGCAAACTAAAATCTATTTCCCTTGCGGGTCTAAACAATTTATAGTGACAATACTCCATTGGCTTATAAGCAACTACGAACATACCTTTTGAGTTCTTCACCCTTATGAAATGCCGTTTTAATATTTTAGGACCAACTAATTTTAAACCACCAACGTCATTCGGTTGTGAAAAGAAATAATGATAGACATGACTATCCTTCGCCTTGAGTTGAATATCAAAGTGCTTTTTCATATAATTACTAAACGACAATATGCACCCAGTGCTATCATTTATGTCGTCCAGCAAAGAACAAACATTCTCAAGCTCGACAGGTATAGAAGCAATACCATCATCACTATAAGATTTCTGACGAATATCTCCTAACAAATCTTTTAGTGTCTCTTCACTACAATTTCTCTTTCTAAGCTCACCCGCAATGTAAAACAAGTAAGTTTCAAACATAAAAATTGAAATAAGAGTACCCAACATAGATGTGCCATACTCGCCACTGAATAGCACGCCAACAACAATACGCCAGTCAGAATCATCTAACCACTTGACATACTTTGAGGCATACGCATCAGAAGTCCATGCAGCAAATCTTTTAAGTATTTCATAGTTTGGATCTTTCGAATCATAAAATTTTAAAAAGTTTAAAGAAAAATATAGCAACAAACTAGCTTTAAGGGAAGTATCATACTTTTCAATATCCCACTCCCAATAGAATCTTTTCTTGTGTTTAACGTCCACACACAAGTATTCATAAATTTTTCTTGCACCATCATTATCCCAATGAAAACCAACCATTATAAAACCCCTATTGTATAAATGTCTAAAAATAGGATACATGTAGACTTTATCAAATAGGAATTTTATAAACAAAGGAACAAAGAAGAGACGCAACTTTGCTTCTGCGAGAGACTCACTTTTTGATGAAAAAACAGATATAGAAGGATATCTGTCAAAAATTGGACCTGGGTCTTTACCTGCTTTGATTGCTTCTACGACCTCATCTGCCATTATCTTAACTTGTAAACAGCATTCATCATAACATTCAAATTTCATTGGATTTTGAACGTAATGAAAGTCAGGTATATAATCTTTATGAGCTCTGCCAAAGTATGCACCTCCTTTTGATTGGCGAGGGTAAGTCATATGATAAGTGGCAATATTAGTCAAATCAGGACAAGGAATGGTGTTAAAATCTATCCCCATTCTTATAAACATGGTTTTTGCACAAGTGCTAAACCTTGCTGATTCTATCTCAACACCAGTTTTACTACGCAACATTTTACTCATAGTATCTATAAGTAATTGTGGATCATTGCAAGTTAGATAAGTTTTTTGAATTAACTCTACAATTGGATTAACACCTACAGTGTAGATTGGAACATAATCACCGCAACATGGAATACCTTCTGGATCCTTAACAAGAAACTCCCTTAAGCACCGAGTGTGGAATAAACATCCACATGATGGCTTTACGGATGTATGCAATGCAGTATCACATATTCGGCAATCACCCACTATGTTAGATGTTTCATAACATGACCACAACTCTTCATAGCAGTTAGTCAACCAGTGAGGTGTGACTACTTTATGAGGAAAAACGAAAGCACGTCCGTAACCG